AGATAACCAAGTGGCTGGCCATGGCCATCAACAGCCACTGGTTCGAGATCGCCGCCACACGCATCATGCCCGCGAAGTGGATCACGGAACTGGTCGAGCGTGACCTCAAGAAAGGCACGCGCTACTGGGCCGTCGAGGGGCGGCTGTGGTCGGAGGAGAACCCAGACGCATACGCAGGGTTGCACAACCACGATGGTGTGATGCTGATCTTCGACGAGGCCAGCGGCATCCCCGACAGCATCTGGTCGGTCAGCGACGGGTTCTTCACGGAGAACACGCCACACCGCTTTCATATCGCGTTTTCCAACCCCCGGCGCAACACCGGCTACTTCTACGAAGCGTTTAACAGCAAGCGTGCGTTCTGGCGCACAAGCAACATCGACGCGCGGGATGTCGAGGGAACCGACAAGAACCTGTACCAGCGCATACTCGACGAGTACGGCGCGGATAGCTACCAGGCCAACGTAGAAGTCTATGGTCAGTTCCCGTCAGAAGGCGACGATCAGTTCATCCCGGTCAATCTGATCGACGACGCCATGAAGCGCCCCCGGCAAAAGGACGAAACCGCGCCCATCGTCATCGGCGTCGATCCGGCACGCTTTGGATCGGATGCTACCGTCATCGCGGTGCGGCAGGGCCGGGACATCATCGACATCAAGCGGTTGCGCGGCGCAGACACGATGGAAGTCGTCGGTCACGTCATCGACGCCATAGAGGAGTACAAACCCGCGCTGACCGTGATAGACGAGGGCGGGCTGGGCGCGGGCGTCGTGGATCGGCTGAAGGAACAGCGGTACAAGATCAGGGGCGTCAACTTCGGCAGTAAGGCCAAGAACCAGATCATGTGGGGCAACAAGCGCGCCGAGATGTGGGGCGCGATGCGTGACTGGCTTAAGACAGGCAGCGTGCCAGCGGACAGGTTCCTGAAGTCTGACCTGATCGGGCCTAAGACAAAGCCAGACAGCAAGGGTACGCTGTTCCTTGAGTCGAAGAAGGATATGCGTTCGCGCGGGCTGGCGTCGCCAGATGCCGCCGACGCCATCGCGGTGACGTTCGCGTTCCCTGTAGCGTCACGCGAAGGGCGCGTTGACAACAAGAGAACGCGCGCGTATTCTCCCAGCGGAGTTACTAATTCTTGGATGGGTTCTTGAAATGGCCGACAAGAAAAAGTCTGTTTCATTGGCCGTGGGCCGCGGGGAAAAGCTGCCCGTGTCCAAGGGCGCGGGACTGACTGAGAAGGGCCGTGCCAAGTACAACCGGGAAACCGGGTCAAACCTCAAGGCACCAGCGCCTAGTCCTAAGACTAAGGCCGACGCAGGCCGCAAGGCATCATTTTGCGCCAGGATGGGCGCGGTAGCGGCTAAGGCCAAGGACGGCGAACGTGCCAAGGCCAGCCTTAAACGGTGGAAATGCTAATGAAGAAGCCAGGTCTCTACGCAAATATTGCAGCCAAGAAGGAGCGGATTGCCGCTGGTTCTGGCGAAAAGATGCGTAAGGTGGGTGCCAAGGGTGCGCCCACGGCAAAGGCGTTCAAAGAGAGCGCCAAGACAGCTAAGAAGGGTAAGTAATGCGCCGCCCAACTCCCATGAAGATGCCCACCATGAAGATGTCAGCGGAACCAAAGATGCCCAAGGCCGAGACAGACGCCATCCCGCTGGCGCGCAAGCCTATGCCTACCGCAGGCGGCAAGGACATCATCAGCATCACCACGCGGATGCGTGAGACGCCTATGAAGAAGGGCAAGTAAGATGCCTTTGGTCAAGTCGGCAAGCAAGGAAGCGTTCCGCAAAAACATCAAGGCGGAAGTAAACGCTGGTAAGCCGATCAAACAAGCTGTAGCGATTGCGTATTCGACGAAGCGCGCCGCGGCTAAAAAGGGTCAGAAGTAACATTATGGCTGATCCTACAGGCATGGTCGCGGCTGGAAAAGTTGCAAACGTAGGGTCTAACCCGGCGAAGTCATCAAAGGATGACGACAACAAGATGGCTACCATGCGCCACCGGCTTCAGATGGCGCAGTCGGCGTACTCCGACAGCCGCGAGGACGAACTGGACGATTTGCGCTTTATGGCCGGGTCGCCAGACAACCAGTGGCAGTGGCCCGCTGACGTACTGGCAACCCGCGGTGCGGTGCAGGGCCAGACGATCAACGCGCGCCCGTGCCTGACGATCAACAAGCTGCCGCAGCACGTCCGTCAGGTGACTAACGAGCAGCGCCAGAACCGCCCCAGCGGTAAGGTCATCCCAGCGGATGACAACGCCGACGTTCAGGTGGCAGAGATTTTCAATGGCGTCGTGCGGCACATTGAGTATATGTCGGATGCCGACGTAGCCTACGACACCGCCTGCGACAACCAGGTGACCTACGGCGAGGGCTACATCCGCCTGCTGACGGAATACTGCAACGACGAGACGTTCGATCAGGACATCCGCATTGAGCGGGTGCGCAACTCGTTCAGCGTCTATATGGATCCGACGATCCAAGACCCGTGCGGCGCGGATGCCGAGTGGTGCTTCGTCACCGAGGACATCCTGCGCGACGAATACGAGCGTATGTTTCCCGACGCATCGCCGATCAGCACGCTGTACAGCCAAGGCGTCGGCAACGACGGCCTGTCGTCGTGGCTCCAAGAAGACACGATCCGCATCGCGGAATACTTCTACAACACCTACGAAAAAGCCACGCTGCACCTCTACCCAGACAACCAGACTGCGTTTAGCGGCACGCCGCAGGACAAGCAGCTTACGGCGATGTTTGGTAAGCCTATCCGCACCCGCATCGTTGACCGCAAGAAGGTCATGTGGATGAAGACCAACGGGTTCGACATCCTCGACGAACGCGAGTGGGCGGGCAAGTGGATTCCTGTCGTCCGCGTCATCGGCAACGAGTGGGAAGTCGAAGGACGCCTGCACATCTCTGGCCTTGTGCGTAATGCCAAGGATGCCCAGCGGATGTACAACTACTGGACGAGCCAAGAAGCCGAGATGCTGGCTTTGGCTCCAAAAGCACCTTTCATTGGCTATGGTGGCCAGTTTGAAGGGTACGAGATGCAGTGGAAGACTGCCAATACGACCAATTGGCCGTATCTGGAAGTCAATCCCGACGTGACGGACGGCGCTGGGTCAGTTCTCCCCCTGCCTCAGCGCGCGCCTCCTCCGTTGCCTCAGACCGGCTTGATCCAAGCCAAGATGGGGGCTGCTGACGACATCAAGGGAACGACGGGGCAGTATGACGCCTCGTTGGGCATGGCGGGCAACGAACGCTCTGGAAAGGCCATCCTTGCCCGCGAGAAGCAGGGCGACGTTGGCACTTACCACTACGTCGATAACTTGGCCCGCGCGATCCGCCACATCACCCGGCAGATCGTCGATATGATCCCCAAGATTTACGACACGCAGCGCATCGCCCGCATTATTGGCATCGACGGCGAAGTCAGCATGGTCAAGTTCAACCCCGCCCAGCCTGAGCCTGTCAAGGAAATTCGTGACCAGAACGGCGGGATGATTGAAAAAATCTACAACCCCAGCGTCGGCACCTACGACGTGATGGTTACGACTGGCCCAGGCTACATGACCAAGCGTCAGGAAGCCTTGGACGCCATGAGCCAGATTTTGCAGACCAACCCGCAGCTTTGGTCGGTTGCTGGCGATCTGTTCATCAAGAACATGGATTGGCCAGGCGCTCAGGAGATGGCCGAGCGGTTCAAGAAAATTCTTGACCCGAAGGTTCTGTCGGAAGGCGACCAGTCGCCCGAGATGGCTGCTGCTGCACAGCAGATGGAAGCCATGACGCAGGAGATGAACCGCATGACGGACATCATCCAGAACGTGCAGGACAGCGTTGCCCAGCGCGAGGTGGACATCAAGGAGTACAAGGCTCAGGTAGACGCCTACGACGCCGAGACGAAGCGTATCAGCGCCGTGCAGAACAGTATGTCGCCCGAGCAAATCCAAGACATCGTGATGGGTACCATTGCTGCGGCTATGGATACCGGCGATCTGATTGGAGGCGCACCTGAAATGCGCGAAATGCCCAACATGGAAATGCCTAAACCCGCAGAAATGCCCGAAATGGGGGCTATGGAGCCTCAAATGCCCGAAATGGCACCTGAACAACCCCCCGAAGGAATGATGTAATGGCTGGCTGCGCCGATTTTGTAGGTATGCTGTTTCTGGCGCGGGATGTAGCCCATTCTGCGCACCTGAACACCCGCAGCTACGCCAAACACAAGGCTTTGGGTAAGTTTTACGATGGCGTCATTGACCTAACAGACAAGTTTGCGGAAGCCTATCAGGGCAAATACGGGCTGATTGGCCCTATCTCGCTCATGTCGGCCAAAAAGACCAACAACGTGGTTGAGTTTCTTGAAGGCCAAGTGGACGACCTTGACGAAATGCGTTACAAGGTTGTTGATAAGGATTGTACCCCAATCCAGAACATTATCGACGAGATTTTTGGGTTGTATTACTCAACGCTCTACAAACTGAAATTTTTGGCGTAAGGACTGGCTATGGAACTTCTAAACCCCCTAAGCAAAGCCGATTACCCGGCCTATAGCGTAGCTTACACCGGCACCGCTGGCAGCACAACTGCATGGCCCCCCGGCGCGCAGGGCGTTGTGGTGTGGTCTGACCAGGCTTGCTACATTGAAGTCGGCGTCGCCGCGGTCGCTACGACTGCCAGCACTCCCGTCCCGCCGTTTACGCCAATCCCGTTCGTGCTGCCTACCAACACCACGGGCGCGCCGTGGCGCGTCAGTGCTATTCAGGTGGCTACCGCCGGTACTGTGTACGCCAAGCCGATCAATCGGAACTGACGCATGGGCTTCGGCGGCGCGCTTCGTAACGGCATTGCCCTTGGGCTAGGAAGCATCATTAGCTTCCTGTCTGGGTATGCGAGCGCGACCGTGCAGGGCAATCTGCTGACTGAAATTGGTAATAACCTCGTCCAAGAGGACGGGGGTTTGTTGCTGCTGGAGTAACAGTTACATGGTAGCACTTTCTTCTCTTGGCGGCGCTGGCTGGCAATTTTTTGACTCTAACGGCATCCCCCTAGCCGGAGGAAAATTGTACACTTACGCGGCTGGAACCTCGACGCCCGCGGTGACGTACACATCCAGCGCAGGCGCGTTGGGCGCTCAAAACGCTAACCCTATTATTTTAGACAGCGCAGGGCGTGTGGTTGCCCAAGTATGGCTAGAAAACAACAGTAGCTACAAGTTTACACTTGCAACGTCTGCTGACGTAACCTTGTGGACTAAAGATAACGTACCCGGCATTTTTGCCGATACGGTTTTAAACGCCGCTGATTTTGAATACGACCCGCCGTTTATTGGCGCGGTAACCAGCGGCTACACAGTTGAAGATAAGCTGTCGCAATATGTCTCGGTCGAAGATTTTGGCGCTGTTGGCGATGGCACAACAGACGATACTGCGGCTATTCAAACGGCATTAGATTGCGGCGTTGCGTCGGTTCAGTTGACTGGAAAGACATATGTAATCAACGGAACCCTGACGATTCCCCCAGGCGTAACGCTTATCGGGCAGTCGGTTGCCAGTGAGTATTTTCCCACTGGCCCCGGCAGCACTACCGTGGGCAGTTGCCTATCTAAACTCTCGTCGGGAACCAGCGGCCCTATCGTGATCTTGCAGTCATCATCTGGCATTGCAAACTTATATCTGAAGCACAGCAAGGTTAATGGCGCGACTACAGGCATTGTTCAGGTTGGATTGGCTGGCGCAA